CAACTTTCAGTAGAATAAATTAATGGAAGAATCTCTGTTAGTAAGTCATAACGACCACCATCAAAACCAGATGCAGCATAAGAGCTACTGTTCTGCTTAGAATCTAATGAATGTAATCCATTGATGTATTTTGCTCTAAGATCACGATCTTTTCTTGCAAGTAAATCAATGTTAGATACTCCGTTCACCATTGATGCATTAAGAACATATATATCCCCTGTTCCTATGATACCTCCATTTTGAGGTGCAAAGGCAGGATTGTTCTGTAATTCATCCTCAATAAAGATAAACTCATTATCTAAGTACCAATATCTACTGATTTGGAAACCGATAGTATTGTCTTTACCAGTACGGATATTTTTTACAATATTCGTATTGTGAGTAATGGTTTTCGCAGCATCAGAAGTCCAACCAACAGCTAATTTAAAAGCTTCGTCAATCTTCATGTGACCTAACTTATCACCTAAACCAATAAATACGTTTCCGGTAGTTCCGATAGGTGAGCGTTGCGACAATACTGTCATAAACAATTCCAACAACTGCACATTAAATGTAGTGTTAGGATCATATGTAACAGTAAAAGAATCATCTAATTGCGCAATCCAACCATCCCCAACAACAGGTGCTACTATACCGTAATCGGTAGTAAACCCGTCAAGAGTCATTTGATTGGTTCCGTAATCTTCAAACCATTTATGAGATGAAGCATCCATAGTGGTTCTTGCGTAACGTGCTCCCAATTCAACATTGATTGCATGTCTTTCACGAAGATCCATTACAGCTTCCCATTCCCACATCTTAGCTCCGGTAGATTGGTTCTCAATCCAAACAACTTGCTTTTGAGTTAATGCTGAACCAGTCAAGGTCAATGATGCACGAGTAATAAATGAATAGTTAATTCTCCATTTACTTCTACGCTCTCTTTGATAACCTCTCATAGAGCCTTCTCCAAATCTGTTACCTGCTTCTGGTAGTAATTCACCATCAGCAACGTGAGCTTCATCGAATAAGCCTGTCTTGGTTGTACATTTAGCATTCACTCTGTAATGAGTTCCATCATCTGATTTTACAGGTTTACCTGCAACAATGAATTGAGCACCTTTAAAAGCGTTCAATGCAATAACATCACCTTCATTGAATTTATCTCCAAAGATATTGTTTGCTGGATCATGTGTTACACCAATGGTAACTTTTACATCATGAATTACATCAGCAACAGTAGTAGGAGTTCCTGAATATGTAACACCTGCGGGTACATTACCTGCTGTTACAAAAGCACCGATTTGCATTTTACCAGAAGAATAAGCAGGAATAAATAAACTTCCTCTATACTGAACACGATAAGCATTGTCAGATACAGTTCCTCTTGGTTTCATAATCTTTCCTGCACCAACACCCATATTAACTCGGCCTGTTGCATATAAGAATGAAACGAATTTGTTTTTAATAGCGAATAAATCAAAAGTTTTCTCCTTTACAGCGAAACTCTTGTTCATGTTTACGGTAAGAGATTTCTCTTCCGTATGAATTTGTGGATTAAATCTTTCAGTAATCCCTCTAAAAATTTGTGACATTTTTTTTACATTTAATAATTAATAATTTTTTTAAGGGATTTTAATTAAACGGACTTCCATTTAACCTCAATCAGTATTCACTTATTTTTTCTTATACAGAATTTTCTATAATATCGGCCTGCCAATATTATTTTAGAAAATCTGATATAAAACTGGAAACATCACCATTGCTCCTTTTGTTATTTCTAACTGTTTGACGTTCTTTAGGACCGTGTCCATTGACAGCGTCAATAGTGTCCTTAATACCGTCACTATATGTTGCAGAATTGTTTAAGCTCGATAACCCTTTACGATTATCAAGAAACAACTGAACCTCTATAGCTAATCGGGGATCTTTCTCAATAAGTTTTATTGTGTCGCCTTTAGTAACTTTTCTATATGCGTTAATAAAGGACTGTTTTTCTAATTTTAAACCAAAGAAGTCATCTTGGCTATACATATTTATAGCAGCTTTTTCAATTGCTGACTTCTTTTCTTTAATCTTGTTTTCCTGAGTTTCTTTTCTCTCAGAATCATAAGATTCTACTTCTGTTTTTAATTTACCGCTTGCAGTATTTAATTCTGCAACGATAGTTCGTGATGCGTATTCCAAAGTACCTTTATCTTCCATGTCATCAATCTTGTAATTGATTTCATCAATGATATCCTGGTCTTTTAAATCTTTACCACTTTGGTAAGCTTTTGCTCTTTCATCTTCAAAAATAATCTCTCGTGGAGTTTTGGTGATGATAGTTTCATAATAATTAAGAAGATTTCTTTTCTCTTCAATTTTTTGTCCTTGCTCCTGATTATCCTCTTTATGAATCATTGTTTTTAACTCGTTCAAATCTTTAAAATCTGTTCCAAGTTTTTTATTCAATTCTTCTAATTCATTTTTCTCTGCTTCGGAAATGCTTTTATCTAAATCTTCCGCAGTAAGATCAATTACACCATCGGGTGCATCTGGTGCATCTTCATCATCTTTATCAGAAGTTTCTTTTTCTACTTCTGATTCAGGAACAATTGCTTCATCCCTTCCTGTTTCAACGAATTGATTTAAAAAGTCTTGATCTTCGGCATCTTCTCTTTCATTCAATTGAGAACTTAACGAATCTAAATCTACAGGATTAATTGTTTCAAAATCCTTGTCATTGTTTGGGTTTAATGTTTCTTCTGACATCTTGTTTTATTTTTACTGGTTTATAATTATCTACAAAGATAATATTAATTTCAATTATGCGTTTGCAGGTTCTTTCTTACTTTCTGCTTGAATAGCATTTTTCTGTTGCTCAACCTCTAATTTTGCTAACGTTTTTAAATTATCAGCATCTCTATCAGCATTTGCTTGAGTTGTTTTATTGTTTGCATAAATCTTTGCAACTTCAATATCCTTAGCATAACCTTCTCTAACAAGTCCTGCCTTAGCTTCTTCTTCTGCTTTTTGAGCTTCCATAGCTTGTTGTTGAGCTTGTTGTTCTGCTTGCTGCTGTTGTTCATTCATCTTAACCATAGCTGCAACAGACCTCTCTAAAATAGCTTTACTTTCAGTAGCATTATCTTTCTCTAAAACGTTGATAAGGTCTAATATCATTTCAGGAGTTTGAGCAGAGCCTAATGCTAATTGTGCACCTTGATCTATTATTTGCTTATCTCTTAAATCTTTTGCTGTGTTACCAATATACAATCCTAAGTCTGAATCAAAGAACTCTCTATGTATTACCATAAATTTAGTTTGCATATCTCCAAATATTTGTTGGAATACCTGACCGTCTTTATAAACAGATTTACATTTCTGTAAAAATTTATTAAGTAATGATCCCATGAAACTATCATCTGGTTCAAAGTAAACTTCTAATCGACTATTGGATGCTATTATTGCATGATTAGTACCGGTAGCTGTTTGATATTTCTCACCACCCTCTTGAGCTTCTTTAGTAAGTCCTATAAATTTCCTGGCTAAATCTTCATATAACATCAATCCATCCATTAAATCTTTCATCAATCCTCTATTGGAAAGATCTAATGTTGTAAATTGATTAAATGTGGTACGGTCTTTTTTATCTTTGGAATTAATAATAACAACTTTGTCTTTTTTCATGTGGTGAAATACTCTGTTAATAGCATTTTCAGCACCGTATGAATCTATAAATTGTTTTGGTACTTGTGCAGAATCATAAAGTAATACTTTTCCGTCTGTAGAATTAACCAATAGCTTAATTTGATAAAGAATATCCGAAGCTCCTACTTGTAATCCTTCAAGTTTTTTGGCAACTGATCTTAGTTTGTTTGCTTTTAAGTAGGTCTTACCAACTAAAGCCAATGCAGGAATAGTTGCTTTTGCAGGATTATCTATATATCCATTCCTTTCTTCTACTTCTCCCCACTCTAATACTAATTCAGGACCTAATGTCTTTATGTAATGTATTGTTTCAATAGAAGTAATTTGGATATTATCCCTTCCCCTCTCCTTGTATGTCTCTGGCAATAATTTATAAATATCTTTTCCAGTTTTTTTATCTTTATGAATTAATGTCCTTAAATCTCTTCTCGATTTCCACTTCATTACCATAACACGCATACGGTGACGTTTATCTTTATTATTGATATCCACCCACCCTTTGTAAGAAGTACCCTTAGAACAGTTCTGATGCTCTCCATCGTAACCTAATGTTCCGTCAATATCATCTTGTAATAAAGAACCGTCATTCATTAACGTGAAAGTTTCTTTTACTTTCTTTTTTTCTTTTGGTGTTAATTTGAATTGATTGTAAATCTCGTTTTCGGTATGCCATTTATAAAAAGCAAAAACTTCCATATCATCCTGAACCTCTTTGGTAGGATCTACATCGAAGTAGCATTCATCATATCGTACTCTTACTAATTCAGGGTGTCCATTCTTTTGATCCATGTAAGCAGCACAAGTATCTCCAAATAAATATTCTGTAAGTAGATATTTTATTTTGTCTTTGTATTTATTAACCTCTAAGAATTGAGTGATCAAATCATCTGATAATTCTTCGGCAAGTGTTTTTTAAGTTTTATTGAAAAATTCTTCAATATCTTCCGGTAGTTCAATATCTGGGTTTTCAGTTTTTACGTCAAGATCATTTTCTTTATTAATGTTCTCGTTGTATGTCCTGAAAATATCTTCCATGATATATTCAACCTTTTCATCCAATTTACTATTTATAGCATCTCTATTGATACTGTAAACTTTTCTTTTTAAAGGTCTGGATAAATACTTTCCAATAATGTCATCAATGATTCCCTCGATAAGTGGGTATGTTTCATAAACCTGACCTAGATCTTCTCCGTATGGACTTGTTACAGTTGGTCTGGCAACATCTTCTGCAAGATACTTTTGTTCCATTTTGCTGATTTCAGCCAATCTCCCATTGTAATCATTTCCGGTAATATAACTAATCATAAGATTGGCATGTTCTAAATGCCATTTCTTATTCTTTTTTGAATCTGATATATTCTGATCTGGTAATAAAAAAGGTTTATATTCCATTATTGTTATTGTTTATTACTTAAATGTTCATCCCTCATTGATTGGAAAAAATCAAAACTTTTATCCTTCTCAATAAAAGCTCTTTCTTGTTTCTCTTTTTCTTTCCTAACCTTCTCTTCTCTAACAGCTACAAAGTTAAGATAATTTTCTCTTTCATCTCCTTCTAAATGTTTTCTCGGATCAAATGTCTCTAACTCGTTTGAATGACTATTTCCACCATACGTTTCTATATCCAATTCTCCGTTATCATTAATCACATAATGTGCCATATCCATTAAAACATCTCCCTGATCTACTTCATTGTAAACATCGTCTGATATATGATCGAAAATATCTAACTTATGAATCAATACAATTCCATAGGCCATCGCTAAATCCGTATTGACATCACCGTAATCTATAAGGTCATCAATTATTTTTTCAAAGTTCATATTCTGAACATTATCTTTTACTTCTAATTTAAGAAGAGTTGTAACTAACGATTTAAATCCTGTTACTCCGGAAGTCATCCTTACTCCGTATTGTTGGCGACCTCTATTGGTAACATGATCTTTTCTTAAATCAGGATTCTCTCTCAAGTAATGCTCTGCATAAACATCTTTATAATAATTTATTAATGCAATCTTTGTGTATTCCACCAGGTTCTCTGCATCCCAATACACACTTTGTTTTAAATTGTTATCCCAAAATGTATCTTCATTAGTACCGTCACCCCTTTCGTAAACAAAAGCAATAACCATATCGTAATCATTAGACATACCACTAAAAACTCTATACACTAAAGAAGCTCCTAACGACTTACTTTCTACAACTCCCTCTTCATCATAACTGTCAGTACCCATTATATCAACCTTGTAAGGCATGTTATCATTGTTGATAGGTGTAATACCTTTCAAAATAAATACCTTACCGTCATCATCTTCTATAAACTCAACACCGATTTTATGTTTAATCCTTATTAAATTCTTTTCCTTTGTATTTCTACATCTGGATAACTCAAATCTAATAGCATCTGTGTCTATCCACTCATATCTCCCTTGAAGATACGTATATTTATTCTCTTTATTGTAAATAGCTTCTCTTTGAGCAGATAGTGCAAGTCTGTTTAACAACCCTCCATCAGTTTTCAAAAATATATCACTCTCCTTTATCGGATTGCTTTGAACCTCTTTAATATAACCCTCTTTACTCTTCCTCGCCTTAACCCTTCTCTTTAAAATATGTTCTAAAGCTTTCTTCTGATCAGTCTTTCCTGTACGTACATCAAAAAAGTTTACACTTTTATCAAAATCATCAGCACTCTCGTCATCTTTTGAAGTACCTGGATAATACATATACTTTGGAATAAATAATTTCTTTAAATTATAACTCTCAGGATTGGCATACATAATCTTGTAATCCCTACTTCCTTTCTCAATATTTCCACCTGTACCAAATAATATTGGTAAACCAAATTGAATACCCCCTTCTGTAAAACAAGGTTCACTTGCCTTAAATGATTGTATTAAATTATCATGGATTCCTATCTCTTCAAATATAAAAAAACTATAACTACCACCCTCAAATGCACTTGGATCACTAAAGAAAGTCCTTACATCTAAAGAACTTAATATGCCTGCATCTTTTTTTACTTTATGATCTGTTACACTATAAGCACATTTCATGTAATCCTTTTTCTTCCTATAAGAAAATCGATACTCTTCCCTTATATTCTCAATAGACTTTACCAGCTTGTTAAATAATTCGATAGCCTTGTCCTCCTTACCTGCACCTACAGCTACCGTATTGTCTTTAAAGAATATCATGTTCCATAATACCATAACAGAACCAATGTAGCTTAAACCCATCCTTCTGGCTTTACCCATGATAAGTCCATAACCGTCTTTCTCCGCTTTTTCTAATTCAAGAAATATTAAGTGATCTAAAACTCTGTAGTAAGGATAATCTAATTGCTTTTTACTCTCCCCTTCCTTTAACATCATTATTTGATACATATTCAAATAAAAATAATGAGGCCCGGTAATCCTTGGATAATGAATACCATCAATAACAGGTGCGTAACCCTCTACGCATCTTCTGTCTTGTTCATCCCAAAAGTCATCATAAGCAATTGAACCCCTTTTAAGAAGTGGAATTTCCTCATGTACCAAAGGTGCATAATGTTTTGAATGAAACTTATTACCACTCTTCTTATCTATGAAATCAATTTGCTCTTCAATATTAAAAACAAAATAATTTTGCATACCCTTCAACTTTTGCAAGTCTGTGGCTGTCATA